CAGGGCACCCAAGGAACCCAAGGAACTCAGGGAACTCAGGGAACCCAGGGAACCCAAGGAACTCAGGGAACTCAGGGCACCCAAGGAACTCAGGGCACCCAGGGAACCCAGGGAACCCAGGGAACCCAAGGAACCCAGGGCACCCAGGGAACTCAGGGCACCCAGGGAACTCAAGGCACTCAGGGAACCCAGGGAACCCAGGGGACCCAGGGATTTCAAGGGTTTCAAGGAGATATAGGACCTCAAGGCTTCCAGGGAGATCAAGGAGGTGCAGGTCCCCAAGGAGCTATAGGAGCTCAGGGAGTAGGTCCCACTGGACCGACTGGAGGAGGTGGAGGAGGAGGACTTCCAGATATGCAAACTCTTACTATAACTTCAAACGATTCTACTTTTGACTGGAGTCTTGGATCGAATGGATACCTTTCCAATGTAAGCGACAGTACCTACTATCTTAATATGTCTAACTTTCCAACAGATTCTAATTCAGCCTATGACTTAACAATTCTTTATAGTCAAGGTGCTACTGCTACGGTCTGCGTCGGGATGAATGTAAACAACGCTAGTGTCAGTAGATATTGTTTTTCAAATGATACTCAACCTACACCTACTAGAGATCAATGGGAGATTCAAAAGTTTAAAATATTCTACTTTGATTCGTCAAACGTAGTTGTTTTGACTGTATTTGAAACGTATTGTTCAAACAGTGCTCCCGCGTAAACTAAGTTTAAGTTGTTTCTAATTTTACCAAGCATACATAACAAGATGAGTAGCTATTTATCACGCTATACACCTGGCGTCGGAGTGACGACATGTGCTCCGAATATATGCGCAGGTCCTCAAGGTCCTCAAGGATTTCCGGGCACCCAAGGAACTCAGGGTCCACAGGGTCCACAGGGTAGTCAAGGAACTCCAGGAAGTGCAACAAACACAGGTCCCACTGGTCCTCCAGGACCTGCAGGTTCTACAGGAACTCAGGGCCCGACGGGTCCACAGGGACCAGCAGGATATGCAAGTAGTGTTCGAGGTTCTACAGGCGTCACGGGTCCAACAGGTTCACAAGGGCTTCCGGGAAGTGCAACAAATACGGGGCCTACTGGGTCAACGAGCACAATAACAGGTCATACCGGTGCAACTGGACCACCTGGAAGTGTGTCCTTTACAGGAACAACAGGTGCTACAGGTGTAACAGGAACTCAAGGAAATAGAGGACTTACCGGTCCAACGGGTCCGACAGGAATGACAGGTTCAACTGGACTCACGGGGTGGACAGGTTCAACTGGAGCGATTGGACCTACAGGCCCAACAGGAATTCAAGGATCTGCGGGAGCTGTAGGTCCAGTTGGTTCAATTGGAAACGTGGGTCCGACTGGTCACACCGGTGGAATTACATGGACACTAGGAAGCAACGTGGTAACCTTTTCTGCAGTGTCAGGAACCACACCCAGTGCATATTCTGCAAGTAATACAACATCTCTTACAGTGGCTTCCTATCCAACTCTTTTCATTCAAGGATATAGTAACCAGAACGGAACTGGATCTATGGGGGCTGTTGGAGTTCAGTCTGTGTATCCTTCAAATATATCGGGAACTTGGTATACTGTGATGAGAATAGTTGCCCTCACAACAGTACCTGCAACGTCGTTTACGGTATTTTATTACACTCCTATCTAAGAATAATGTACACATCGTTCTCTCCAAGGTCTACAACTGCATGTACTCCTCCACTTCGGTATATTCCCGGAGCTAGTCCTGGTCCTACGGGTCCACAAGGTGGTAATGGTGCCACTGGATCAACGGGAACAAGAGGTGTAGATGGCGCTGCGGGAAGTCAGGACTCAAACGGTGCAGATGGATATGCTGGGGTGCCCGGACCAGGAACTACCGGACCAACAGGTGTTCCAGGGTTACAAGGAACAACAGGTGGGGCAGGTCCGATAGGGCGTGCGGGGTTAACGGGTTTGAGAGGATCTACGGGTCCAACTACAACCTATGGTGCAACTGGCCCAAGTGGGTGGACAGGACCAACAGGATGGACTGGAGCACGAGGAATCCCATCGGGCACAGGTGCCATGGGTGTAACGGGACCACCTGGGCCTACAGGAACAACAGGTGTTAACGGATTTCCTGGAAAGGAAGGTCGTACGGGTCGCACTGGGCATACAGGTAATACAGGTCATACAGGAATCTCCCCAACAGGGCCTCGAGGAGTACGTGGTCTTCGAGGTCCAGATGGAATAACTGGAGGTGCTCGGGGAAGCACGGGTCCTACCGGTGCAACTGGTCCTATCAGTAGCGTTATAACATCTGGAACCGTAACATCCAGTACACTTACAAGCTCTGGGTCAGGGAGCGAAACTCGACTGTTCTCGGCTACAACGGCAATTGCCACAACACGCCCATTATGGATCACAGGGCACATTGGAAGTAACTCAGGTGAAGGGGCATACATCTATACACAAGACCTGTTCACGAGCGAAAGTGGTGGATTTTGGGTTGTCAACGGAAACTTCCAAGTCTATTTTCCGTGTGTTGCAGGTGTCACATTTTATTACGCGTATTATTAAGCATGGATCACTACTTAACACTTGAACACTGGGCATCGATTGTCCGGGACATGAAGGATTCAGAACGAGAGTTTGAAATCCCCGCATACACAACAGAATGTCTTGCCCGAGATATCTTGGGGGTCATTCGGAATACCCGCTTTCGCCAAGGAACCTTATTCAAGGAGCACCGTGGTGAAGAGTATGAACTATTTGTTGAAAAGTTAAACTCAATCTATGATCCTGACGCAGTAAAACGGGCGCTGGACAATGATGAGTTCTGGGACCTCTGCTTTTCTCTCCGGGGTTAAGAATGGAGGCATTTGCAACCGAATGGACGGAATGGGGAGTTCATAAGCTCATGTTCTGGGAAGAGGATCCAGTTCGAAAGGGTAAAATACTGCGGTACATCCATAACTTCCTCAGCAATACGCTGATCATATTGATTGTTATATCACATACCCTATATCCCGCATTTTGGCTACAAACACTCATTCTGTTTACATGTGTATTGGTTTGGTTACAACATCTAGCCTGCAATGGGTGTGTCGTTTCAAAGGTGGAGCAAAAATTAATTGGAGATCATGAAAGTTTTGTGACACCTATTTTGGAGGCGTTTCACCTTGAGCCCACACCTGAACTCGCAACTGTATTTGTCATCGTTGGAAGTAGCATGGGCGTCTTCTTGTTGGGACTTGAATGGCTTGGTAGAATTCATCACATGATGATTCCAGTTGCCATAAACTTACACGCGATTGCACTAGAAAGAATAAATGATCAGCGCCTCGGCAATTGAAACGATGAATGCAGGATACAAGACAGACGACCCATATCCTCATATCGTTATTGATAAATTTCTGAAGGAGGAAAGCTTAGCGCCTGTACTAGAGGGTCTTCGTGAACTTCAACCTGGACATTCTTGGGCTACATTTTGGAATAATCCAATTGATAACTGTACCTACCAGAAGTATGCTTTCAATACCGGATATAACGAAACGCTAAAGAACTTATTTACCGAACTTTCATCTGATTCTTTCATTGATGCAATTGAAAGACTCACAGGGATCACTGGTATTGTTCGAAATGAAACAGACCTTGCTGGGGCTGGGGTTCATAAAATCTTGAACGGGGGATACCTTGCAATGCACACTGATTTCAACTCAATTGACAACCCAACACATGGAAAACTAGAGCGCCGTCTTAATCTTTTGATCTATATGAATCCCGATTGGAAGGAGGAATACAATGGACATCTGAATATCGGATACAAGCATTCTGTATCTCCGATTCTCAATCGGTGTGTGATTTTTAACACCACCTCAAAGAGCTGGCATGGTCATCCGGTTCCTTTGAACGTTCCAGAGGGAACTTGTAGGCAATCAATCGCATTCTACTACTACACAAAGAACGTGAATGGTGCTACTGATTTCGAAGGACGCGAATTATCTAGTGGAACAACATGGCGAGTCTAAGATCAAAACGGAATAATCTAAAGGGAAGGATAAGAGGTATTAACCATGGGTGATACTATTGTAGGTGTTCAATTCGGAATTGCAAACCCAGATGATCTTCTTAAGCGCTCAGTTGTTGAAGTGACTACAGATAAGACCTACCAAGGTAATCAGCCTATCCCGAATGGCGTGTTTGATGCACGATTCGGTGTCATTGAGAATGGTAAGGTCTGCCCGACCTGTAAACAGACCAACCAGTTTTGTCCTGGTCACTTTGGACACATCCGTCTTGCTCGCCCAGTCTATCTCTATCAGTTCTTTGATATGATTGAGAAGCTTGCAAATGTGATCTGTCTCAACTGTTCAAAGCCCCTTGCATCCACTAGCGATCTTGAGGCACTAAAGTCTACGGGCCTTGCGCGGTTCAAAGAGGTTCGTGATTTGCGCCCAACCCCGAGACCAAAGGAAATCTTCACATGTCAGCATTGCGAGACTCCTGCCTTCAAGAAGGTAGCAAAGGTGTTAGGAAAGGCAGCAACACTAGAGGGTCACGTCTATAGTGCTGACACCGAGAACCAGCCTGAACCGGTGACACTTCAGGTAGAGATGATCTTGCGCGCCTTCCAGCGTATTACAAATGAGGATTGCAAGGCGATCGGTCTGAATCCGGAGTTTGCTCGTCCAGAGTGGATGATCTGCACTGTCCTTGCAGTTCCACCGCTGACGGTCCGTCCTTCAGTTGTTATGGATGACAACCAGCGGATGGAGGATGATCTGACTCACCAGCTCATCACCATCATTCGCTCAAATGACAGTCTTCGCGATAAGATCGATAAACAGGAGTCAGCTGTCACACTGGATAAGTACACAGCCGCACTCCAGTACAACGTGGCTACCTACGTTGATAATGACATCAAGGGGCTAGAGCCATCTGCTCAGCGCTCTGGACGTCCTCTTCGCACTCTGAAGTCCCGCTTTGGAGCCAAGACAGGACGTGTGCGTGGTAATCTGATGGGAAAGCGTGTAGACTTCTCTGCTCGTTCAGTCATCACACCTGATGCAAACATTGAGCTGGATGAGCTCGGTGTTCCAGAGGAGATTGCCACAAATCTGACCTTCCCTGAGATTGTCAGTCCGTACAACCGAGATCGTCTCATGAGCTACATCAAAAATGGCCCAGATAAGCACCCGGGAGCCAAGTCAGTGTATCTCAAGGCTGATGATCGCACACTCAGTCTGCGATATGTGAATCCGGATACGATTGATATTCGTGAAGGCGATGTGGTTCACCGTCACCTGATCAATGGCGACATTGTTCTCTTTAACCGTCAGCCTTCTCTTCACAAGGCTTCTATGATGGCTCATCGTATTGTGGTTCTGCCGTATAGCACGTTCCGTCTGAACGTTTCAGCTACCCGTCCGTACAATGCTGATTTTGATGGTGACGAGATGAACATGCACGTGCCTCAGAGCATTGCATCGGCTACAGAACTCCGTTATATCGCTTCAGTTCTGCGAAACATCATCAGTCCCCGAACCAATAGTCCAATCATCCAGCTCTTCCAGGATACGATGACGGGTGCCTACCGTATCAGTCAGCCGAATGTCAAGGTTCCTGAGCAGATTGCGATGAACATCCTGGCACGGATCAAGCTTCCCTTCTCTCGCAAAAATCGCCCCTGGACAGGAGCTGAGCTTATCTCAACCGCATTCCCGATGATGAACCACAAGGGGAAGATCACTCTGAAGAATGGACAGCTCAACGAAGGCGACATCTTGCAGAAGGGTGCCGTAGGTGGCCTCCTCCACGTTGTCTATGCTGACTTTGGCCCCGAGCGTTGTGGTAAACTGATCAATGACATCCAGTCCATCGTTACACAATACAACCTGTACACTGGTTTCTCAGTAGGCACATCTGATCTGATTGCAAACCAGACCACTCTTGAGTTCGTTGCAGATCAGCTCAAGACAGGTCGTGATCGTGTGGCGAAGATCCTTTCGGATATGCACGCAGGTCAGTTTATCAATATCTCAGGTCTCTCTGATGGAGAGGACCTTGAGGACAAGATCTCTTCAGCTCTGAAGGACGTTGCAGCGAACATTAACACGAAGGTGATTGAGTCCTTGTCCAAGGACAATCGCATTGTTCAGATGGTTGACTCAGGATCTAAGGGAGGTGAGCACAACATTACTCAGATGGTTGCTCTTCTAGGACAACAGCTTATTGAGGGTCGCCGTGTTCAGTATACTCTACAGGACCGCACTCTTCCCCACTTCGCTCGCTATGATGACGGTGTGGAGTCACGTGGATTCGTCCAGCACTCTTTCGTAGATGGTCTGATGCCCGCAGAGTTCTTCTATCACGCTCAGGCAGGTCGTGAGGGTCTGATTGATACAGCCGTCAAGACCTCAGATACAGGGTACATTCAGCGTCGTCTGATGAAGTCCATGGAGGATCAGCACGTAGAGCACGATGGAACTGTGCGAAATGTGACTGGTTCAGTCATTCAGTTCGTGTATGGAGAGGATGGTGCTGATACGGTTTCAGTGGAGTCACAGACGTGCAACCTTGCTCTGATGACCCTGGAGAACATCTACAAGGAGTATGCATTGACTCCTGAGGATGTGAACCCATTCCTGAAGGAGTCTGTGGAGGACTGTCCCGATATGGTAGAAGAGATCACGGCAGATCGTGAGATGCTAGTGCGATCTGTATTCCGATACCGCAAGAATGACACCGTCCTTGCACCGGTCAATCTCAAGCGCCTGATTACCAAGTATGAGAACCCGTACTCAACCAAGACCGATCTGACGCCTGCGCTGGTTGTTGCGGGTCTGAACCGGTTTATGAAGGAGTTTCCGTATAGCAAGGTGTTTCATGCCCTGCTCCGATACTATCTGGCTCCTAAGAAGTCTATTGTAGTGCATCGTCTAAGTGTGGCGCTCTTCGATGAGCTCATGCGCGACATCCGGTACAGATACATCAAGAGTCAGGCGCACTCAGGTGAGATGGTGGGTGCCCTGGCAGCACAGTCCATTGGTGAGCCTACGACCCAGCTGACACTGAACACCTTCCACTCGGCAGGCACAGTGAAGGCGAACGCTACTTCAGGTGTTCCGCGTATTGAGGAGTTGCTCAGTGCCTCGGCCAATCCAAAGAAGCCCGGTAATACAGTGTATCTCCTCCCAGAGATCTCTGCAAATCAGGACAACACTGTGTCTAAGATGAAAGAGATCCAGCGCACGACCCTGCGTGACATCACCAAGTCGGTGCGAATCTACTACGATCCTGACTCAGCAAACACAGCTGTAGAGGACGATGCCGCAATCCTGGCACTCTATGAGGAGTTCTCCATTGCTAATGAAGGGTCGTGTTCATCGCCCTGGATCATGCGCCTTGAGCTCAATGATCTTGAGATGGCAGCCCGTGACATCCTGGACTTACCCGAGGTGGTTGCAAAGGTCCGCAATGCCGGTCTCAAGATCCTAGAGTGCATGCATTCGGATGCATCTGCTACAAAGATCATTCTGCGTATGACGTTTGATACGAATACGATCAAAAATCCTACTCAGCTCCGATTTCTTGAGGAGAAGGTTCTAGACATCGTACTGACGGGTGTAGATGGAGTTGGAGGTGTTCATCTGCGTAAGGTGAAGAACGAGATGATCTACGATCAGAAGGTAGCAGGATATTCTCAGAAGGAGCAATATGTTCTGGATGTGGATGGCACCAACTTGTATCAGCTCATGACCTTCCCTGGTGCTGACGGAACCCGTACATTCTCAAACGACATTCACGAGATCAATGATGTCTTCGGAATTGAGACTGCACGCTTGGCGATCTTTGAGGAGTTTTCAGAGGTCTTCGTCTCAGAGAAGGTGAATTACCACCACCTGAGTGTTCTGGTAGATAGCATGACCTTCTCGGGTCGTATTGTGGCGGTCAATCGCTTTGGTATGAATAAGAATGAGACCGGAGTACTTGCTCGGTCCTCATTTGAGGAGACTAGCAAGAACATGTTTAATGCTGCGATGGGTGCAGAGTTTGATACGATGCGCGGTGTCTCGGCAAATATCATGTTTGGTCAGAAGCCCCCTTGCGGAACCGGCTTCGTGGATATCTTAGTAGATGAGACCCGCCTACCTGACGGCCAGGATGAGGATCCTGAGGATACGACACTCCAGGAGGTCAATCAGCGCTTGAACGGCTTGCCTGAAAGTGAGTGTCGCTTGGAGGACATCTTGATGGACTGGTAAGTTACCTACGACGACGTCCACCCATCATGGTCGGAGTAGGCGTATTCAAGACAAGTGCATAATAGGGGTAGTAAAATGTTGCAAAGAAGAAGTCCAGGATTGCCCAACCGATTGACCCGTACTTCGCATAGGACAGGCTGGCAGCGCCATAATGCCAAATCACCATAAAGAGAAATCCAAAGACACCTGCAACGATACCAACTGCGCCGGCGGTCTTTGCGACATCGGTATTATCAGAAGCAGGCTTATTGGCTGGTCCGGTGTTGGCATCGGGCGAAGGAGGTCCAGGAGGTGAGGAAGGCATCTTTAGTAAATAATAAGGAAACAAAGTAATGGTCAACTTGACACACGCAGAGTTGGCAGAGATTACTACAAAATCACTTCCACCGGCAAGTCTGGATGCCTTAAACACAATTCGCAACCAGTCCTGCACAGCCTCATTTTCCCTTCAGCCTCAACAGAAGTTTTTACGCAGGGTGTTGTCCCCTGATTCCCCAACTCGGAATCTATTGATGGTCCATGGAACGGGTGTAGGCAAGACATGTTCTGCAATTCAGGTGGCCGAGGAGTACATCATCCGCCCAGAGTTTCAGGACAAAAAGGTGATGGTTGTGGCTTCGCGCGCTGTGCAGGAGAACTTTCGGACACAGATCTTTGACATGTCTCGCGTGAATTTAGATCGGGCGAGCGACACCCTCAGCTCCAAGCAATGCACAGGGCGCCGGTATTTAGATATGCTCCTGCGTATTGAGTCTGAGCCAAAGAATTGGGCGAATCCCGAAATCATGACTCGCCTTGAAAACACTGCGGATCGCATCATCAAGGAGTTCTATGAGTTCTCAGCCTATACGTCTTTTGGAAACAGGCTTCTCGAAAAGTTGACAGGAACTGAGAAGGATATTGATACGGCATGGGTCCATGAGAACTTCGATAACCGTCTGCTAATCATTGACGAGGCTCACAACATCCGTTCCGAGGAGACGCAGATTGCTTCAGGACTGGAACAACTGGTGAAAGTTGCCGACGGTCTTGTGTTGGTGCTTCTCACCGCCACCCCAATGTTTGATAGCTTTGATGAAATCATGTACTATATGAACCTGTTCTTGTGGAATGAACGTAAACAGCCCTTCAAGACGACCCTGAAAGCATCTGAATTCTTTACGAACGAAGCCGAACTCAAGGGAGGCGAATCCGAGATCAAGTTCCGCCAGTGGTGTCAAGACTATGTATCCTATGTGAAGGGTGAGAGCCCATTCACCTTTCCGTTTCGTCTTCCCCCGCCTGTCATCTCTTCAAATACGGAGATGACAAAGGGATTCAATGGTCCTGATATACCTGATAAAGATCGCATCAAGTACTTGTCACTTGTAGCCTCTGAGGCAAAGGGCTATCAGAAGAAGATTCTCACCTCGTCGAAGCGCGAAGATGATGACAGCAAGCGTCAGGCAATGATTATTCCGACCATCTCGGTGTTTCCAGACGACAAGCGATTCAAAGAAACCTTCAAACAAACGAAGAATCAGTATTCGTATATCGGAGAGCCATTCTTGACCCCTGAGAAACTACCCGAGTATGCGGCAAAGTTTGTTACGGTCTTAAACTCGATTGAAAGTTCAGGAGGTGTCTGCTTGGTCTATTCAAATTACGTTGAGCGTGGAGCCTTACCATTTGTTCTGGCACTAGAGGAGCATGGGTATACACCGTATAAGGGCGAACCACTCCTTATCGGCTCTAGCTATGAAGGAACACCAAAAGGTAAATATATCATGTTGTCCTCCAACGCTTCAGATGCTGAGATTTCTACCATGTTGTCAGCCGTCAAGAACCGTGCAAATGTAACGGGCAAGAACATCAAGGTTGTAGTGACAAGTCCATTGGCTGCAGAAGGCATTGATTTCCGATTCATCCGTCAAGTCCATATCTTAGATCCTTGGTGGAACATGAGCCGTATTGAACAGGTTGTAGGTCGCGCCTTGCGCACATGCAGTCACCAAGATTTGGTTCCTAAGGAGCAGAACTGCACGGTGTATCTCCACATCATCCGCGCAGAGGAGAAGCGCGAGGCATTTGATGAATACACGTACCGCACAAAGGTGGAGGCAAAGGGAATGCGTATTGCAAAGGTTCGCAAAGTATTGGCCGAATCTGCAATGGATTGCCCTATGCAAGTTTCCCTGCCAGCTGATTGGCGAGAATTGGTCGTTCCTCAGATCCGAGATGAGGGACGTGAAGAAGTGGCCTATCGTCTGAAAGGAATGTTGGCTCCCACGTTTGATGAAGCGCCGGACATTGAGCAGTGCAAGGTGACCGAGAGCGTTGCAGATCCAGATCACGTCCGCCCACTTTCAAGCTACTTGGATTCTCGTGATGAGATATTGACCAAACTTGGAAAGCTCTTCATTGATAAATCCATCTGGGACCGCGAGCAGTTGTTCTCGGCGTTGAAGCCGTTCAGTCGCGAAGTGGTGATCTACACCCTGCAACAGTCGATTGCAAGTTCCTTTCGATTTGTGGATTCCTTTGGTCGTCCGAGTCTTCTTGAGTCAAAGGGTGATTTGTATGCTCTAGCTCCAATTGATGTGCCAAACAGCACGGTCATTGAGAGGACAACTAAACCTAGCAAACCGGTTGAAATTCCACTCCCAGATGCCCCGCCTCCGAGTGAAGAGGCACCTCCTCTCCAAGCTGACATCTTGGATGCTAAGCGCAACGCATACAAATTTCCAGGTGATTCTGGAACCCGCTTTTCAGAGGAGGTCAAGAATGGATTCATCTTTGATCACGAGTTTACGCCCGCTGAAAAGAAGGCATACTTAGCCACGAACCCCGATCTACCGTTTGTTGATCGTCTCCGAATCCCCGATACAGACATTATGGTGACGGGTGAGGAACTGGACCTTGTTGGAGAGGATCTGACAAAGTACAAGGAATGGAAGAAGGCTCTGATTGACCGATTTGTAGCCGATAAGACAAAGATTATTGCCTCCGTTGCTCCAAATGGAATCCTTACATTGACTCCTACAGTCGAAGATGAAGATGAAACGCCAATTCGAAATAGTAATAAACCAGTTGTTTGCGGAACAGGTAAGAATCCAGTGAACCGTATGAAGGGGATCTCAAAGTTCTTGGATGTCAATAAGGTAGGTGTTCCGGGAGCCCTGAAGGGAGCACCTTTTTGCGCATACGCAGAGCTTCTTGCCCGCGAACAACATAACTGCGCCTGGTATACTCCTGAAGAAATCAAGGTCCTTGATATGGATGATGTCAAGAAGACACTTAAGAAGTTCATGAAAGACTAAATAATGATTCAGATCACTGTCTTGACGAATGTATATAATGAAGAATACTTGATGCCATTCTGGCTTGAACATCACCGAAAAATCTTTGACCACGGGATTGTGTTCGATTGGGGATGCACGGATCGATCGATGGATATTGTCCGAGAGATGTGTCCTACATGGGAAATCCGAAAGGCCATCGACTCTCATCCATCCAAACGTCTTGAAAAGTTTGATGCATATGAAAATGACGTGCTGTTCATGTATGCCGAGATGAAACTGTCAGGATACAAGATTGTTCTAAACACAACCGAGTTTCTTGTAAGCTCTAAACCAATTCGAGAGTATCTAGCCGATGAAACAAACAAATCCTATCCGCTTCAATCTCTCACTGTACTCTCACGGAAGGATGTCCAAGAACCTACGACACTCCGCGAGTTGTTTGATGGAATTGAATGTGTTGAACGAAAAATCCGAAAGTGGCGAACACTACATTCGCATTACCATGGACAGTACTCACTAGGCCGTCATGAGATCACCTTACATCCATATGAAATCCCACCTGTATATATTCTTTGGCTTGGTATGTATCCTTGGAATACAAGGCTCCTCGCACGTGGTCTTCAGATTGCAGAAAAAATACCAGAGTCCGACTATGAAAATAACATTAGTTATCATCATAGATTTACAGCAGAACAACGAACTAAAAATCGACTATTCATGCTTGACCTATCAGTTCCGTTAACAGAAGTGCCCCTTCTTTCTGAAGCGTTGCTGTAAAACGAAAAGTATCCACTCTAGAACCAAGAAGGCATAATGGACGCACTCTATGAACGTCGCGAACTGAATCGTTCTGTTCACATTGATGCCCGCTTCCTCCAACGTAATATCCATGCAAGTCTTGTAGCCCAACTGCGTCACAAGTATGAAGGTATCTGTCTTCCAGAGGGATATGTTCAGCCTCGTAGTATCACAATCACCGAGCATTCCTTCGGACGCACAAACATCCTCAAGGGAGGTCTGGATTACAGTGTCCGTTTCCAAGCCGATCTATGTCTTCCCCACGCCGGACAGAAGTTCAGGGCTCCTGTGACTCTTAAGAGCAAGATTGGTCTGCACGCAGAAACAGATCCAATCAAGGTCCTCTTACCTCGCGATCTTCACATCGGGAACTCTGACTTTGATGAGATCGACGTGGGACAGACGATTGAGTTTGAGGTGGTCGGAAGCCGATTCCAGCAAGGTGATGAAACCATCGTCGTCCTTGGAAAGCTGTTAGAGGTCATCCGCCCAGCTGTCCAGAAGGAGGAAGCCGAGCCTGAGGCACAACAGGTGATCGCCGCACCGGTTGGCACAGGTGATTCGGAGAAGCGCACAGTCACCGTCTCACTCGACAAGACAAAGGCACCTACTGACGCGCGGAGGAAGAAGATGGTTCGTACTGTTGCTCCAAGTACAAATGAACCGAAGCCGGAAGGAAAAAATGAAGGAACGGCTGGAGCTCCTTGATGCAAATGAACATGCCCAGGTCTTTGGAATTATCAAAAAGTATACGGAATCTTTCACACGGACACAGACTGGCGTTCTCGTTTCATCAGATGTCCTTCCAGATGAGTGTATACTCGAGATCGAAAAAATGATTGCTTTTTATCTTGACCAACACAAGATGATGGAAGCTGATGCACTTGAACGAAAGACCTACGAACGTAGGAGTTAAAATGGATGTAAATCCTTCACACCTAAAGATAAGGCAAATGGAGTCCCTTCTCCCTTCTACCGCACGAAACAACCTCAAAGAGTTTGCTTCGCTCGTTAAGAAGGACACCCACGCAGAACTCGAGTGCAAAATTCTTCCCAGTCAGATTCACACCAAGGACGTTGCGGATCGCATCGTCTCTACTATCCAGTTATATTCCCGTGGTGCTCCAGTGGAGGAGCATCGTGCTACCTTCTCATATTCCGACGGACTTCGTGTAGTCATCGTTGGAGCTGAGAACATTCACAAAGTCTGCACAACAGGCAGTTTCAGGGGCGTTCCTCTAGAAGTTGAGCGCAAGCGTCGGTACTTCGAGGTCATCACAGCAATCTCCGGTAAGTCCGATATGATTGACCTTCCTGACGCTTCAGTCCGCTTCACACTTCGTCACGAGGAGCATCTTCGTAAGGACTTCTCAGGAGCTCCCATGGACGCGGCCTCCCATGTGCGCATCCTGCATCGCAAGTCATGGACGAGCTTGGATGGTGTGGTGCGATATGACTTCTCTCAGAGCAAGTCTAAGACCAAGCAGACCAAGACCTTTGCAGAAATCCTTAAGCAGACACCTAACTACGAGCTTGAGTTGGAGGTCTTAGATCGGACTAAGTCGGCAGAGGTCATTACCGAGTCGATGATCAAGCATATTGCACCTGTTCTCTCAGCTTTCCAGGGCTCGCAGTTCCTACTGTCCAATGCTGACACAAAGCGCTATGCAATGGAGTTTGAAATGACGCGAACACCGTTCATTAACCCCGTGACTTTGGAGCGCCGACACCTTCAGGTCGATCGCTCAAACAATATTCTGACCGGCTACACGGTCACAAACAAGGCAGATGGTGAGCGCTGTTTCCTTGTCGTCATGCGAGACAAGCGGGTCTTGCGTATCACCCCTAGCTCAGTGGTGACCTGGACTGGGTTGACAGCTACAAATGATATCCACATCGGTGATATTATTGACGGTGAGTATCTTGCTGACCGCAATATGTTCTGCATCTTTGATGTGTACTGGTTCCGTAATAAGGACGTTCGTCGCCTGCCACTGCTTGCAGATGGACCTTCACGTCTTGGATGTGCCCGTGACTTTGTTGCTCAGATCTCGACAGACTTCACATCTCTTCCATCCAACAAGCCGTTACGAGTAGTGACCAAGATGTTCCTTGCAGGTGATGGACCGGCGATGCAAGAGGCAATCCGCAAGATCCTTGATACAGCTTTCGAGTATCCGACAGATGGTCTTATCTTCACACCCAAGTCTTCACCGGTGGCTCCAGAGAAGGAGCGTAAGGGACGCACGTGGCTGAATCTGTACAAGTGGAAGCCTGCAAGCCACAACAGTATTGACTTTCTGGTCAAGTTCAAGCCTGGTGAGAGCTTTGACACGGTTCTGGAGAAGCGGGTAGTCAAGGGAATCTTGTATGTCTCACGGACCCCTGGCGATATCGTATATCCTTGTGAGACGATGACAGGTGAGTACACGCCTCCCGAGATTCCTCCTGAGCACCGTGGACAGGATCGTGTTCCGTCTCCATTTCAACCGATGGTTCCCAAGGCTCCTGAGGCCCACATCGTTGCACTACCTTTGAATGAGAAGGGCGTGCCGATTGATCAGGATGGAAACCGCGTGGAGGACAATACGATCATTGAGTGCGCTTATGACACCGACAAGGGGCGCTGGATTATCATGCGAACCCGCTATGATAAGACTCATCAGTATCGCGTTCTGGGTCGCCCGCAGTTTGGCAATGACATTTCAGTTGCTGACTCCATCTGGACCAACATTCACGTGCCGATCACAGAGGAGATGATTCGTGATCTTGTTGCAAATCCACCAGACTCAACCTTTGAAGACGATCTCTATTATCGTGATAATCTAGATGCACGCGACAGGATTCTCAAGGATGTCTATGGATTCCACAATCGGATCAAGGACAGTTTGTATCGGTCTGCGATCAAGTCCGGTGATTCCCTGCTTGAGCTTGCAGTGGGTCGCGCCGGTGACCTTCTGAAATGGAAGAGGACCAAGCCATCACTGGTTGTGGGTATTGATTCATCATCAGCCTGTCTACTCTCGCCCCGCCAAGGAGCGTGTGTCCGCTACTTGAAGGAAAAGATGAACCATCCAAATGAGTACTTGCCTCCAGTGCTCTTCATTTACGGAGACATGACCAAACCTCTCTTCGAGGGCGATAACAAGTATGCAAACATTGTCACTGGAACCGAACCAGCTCCTACGCCGTATCTCTCCAAGTTCGCGGGACACACGGAGTTTGATGTTATCTCCTGTCAGATGGCGATTCACTATGCATGTGAGTCCGAGGAGACATTCAAGGTCTTTGTGTCCAACCTAGAGAACCACGGTAAGGGCATGTTCTTTGGAACTTGCTTGGATGGCGCTTCAGTGTACGCTCTGATGCTGGGCAAGAAGAGCCACATGTTCCGTGCAGGTCGTCAGATCTTTGGTGAGTTCGTCAAGGAATACGATGATGGAACTGGATGGACAGAAGAGTTTGGTCAGGCAATCTCAGTCAAGTTGGAGAGCTTTGAGCAACCACAAAAGGAGTACCTGGTGCCGTTTGAGAAGATGACGGCTGTTCTCAAGGAGGCTGGATACGATCTGATTGGAAGCACAATGTTTGCCGATCACTATTCTGATCAGAACAGCGTCACGCTCACCCAGGAGCACCAGGCATTTAGCTTCCTTCACCGAAGCTTTGTATTTGAGAAGTCCAAGGAGCAGAAGAAGCCCAAGGAGACTGAGAAGCAAGAGGCAACCATTCCAGTTGCTCCACCTGAACCCGAGGTGAAGGATGAGCGCTCAGAGCAGGAGAAGCCATCTGAAGCTAAGGCACTTCCCAAAAAGAAGATCATCAAGAAGGTTGCTGAACCCGGCGCCCAGCCCGTCTTATTCTTCGGAGCTGATGAGGGTAAGGGTGAATGGCGTGCACTTTCCAATATGTATGAGGCCCCCTTCCAGATTGACTCCATCACATTCCCAACAGTTGAACACTACTTTCAGTGGGCGAAGGCTAAGCAGTTTGGCGATGGAGCCATTGCTGACAAGATTCTGAAGACACCTTCACCTAAGGCAGTCAAGGCGCTTGGTAAGAAGGTCAAGGACTTTGTCAAAGAGGAGTGGGACAAGACCAAGGACGGTATTATGCGCATGGCAATCAAGGCTAAGTTCATCCAGCACCCAGATCTCAAGACGAAGTTGTTGGAGACTGGAAAGCGACCGATTGGCGAGGCGTCTGCTCGTGATAAGTACTGGGGTATCGGAACCTCTGCAGATACAACCAAAGCAAATGATCCATCCAAGTGGCCGGGCAAGAACGTATTGGGAAAGATGCTTATGGAGTTGCGGACAGAACTTACGCAGTAAAGAAATGGAATAGAATAATGAAATATCCAAACATTCTCTTCTTCCGAGACGAAGAGTATAGTTCAATTGACACGTTTCTTTCAGCGAATGAAGAGAAACTTAATTGTACGATTAATCCAACATCCAATCCAGAAGATGTTCTCAAACTTTTTGATGTGAATTATCACCTTATCGTCACCTACGGGAAGTCAGAAACAGAGTACTATGGACGAATGGGACTTTTAGTAAATCGCATGCGCTTGAGGTGGCTTCACTTTTCTGATAACATCAAAGACATTGACGCCTTTAATCGTGGTGTCAACTATTGCTACATTCACAACTGTTTGCTCCCTCAGCAAATGACACGTCCTATTTTTTCAGTATTCACCACTTGCTACAACTCCTATGATAAGTTCTATCGCCCATATAACAGCCTAAAGGCACAGTCTCTTAAAGATTGGGAATGGGTAGTTGTGGATGATTCTCCAGATGATAAGCACTTTGAGTTCTTACGGACACTTGCAAAGAAGGATCCTCGCATTCGCCTTTACCGTCGAGCAGAAAACAGTGGCAATATTGGAAATGTGAAAAATGAGGCGGCTTCAATGTGTAGGGGTAAGTATATTCTGGAACTGGATCATGATGATGAGATCCTTGTAGACTGCCTTGCAGATGCAGCTAAGGTATTTGATAATGATTCAGCGGTTGGATTTGTGTATATGGACACAGCTCATCTCTATGAGAATGGCAATACACACTCGTATGGTGATCATTTTGGTCTTGGATATGGAGGATACTACTGCCAAAAGTATAGAGGAACATGGGTGAATGTGATCTCAACACCTAATATCAATAACTATACACTATCTCATATTGTCGGTGTCCCTAATCACCCGCGGATCTGGCGTCGTTCAACGCTAAATGAAATGGGAAACTACTCGGAGTTCCTTCCTATCTGCGACGATCTTGAACTCTTGCTTCGCACAGCCGTCAAGACGAAGATGGCTCGAGTGCATAAGCTTGCATATATTCAGTACATGAACGACGGGTGGAATAACTTTTCACTGATCCGAAATTCAGAGATCAATCGCCTAACGCCTCATCATATCGTTCCACAGGCTTACAAAGAGTTCAAGATTGATCAAGTTATGCTTGAAAAGGGCGGATTTGAGGAGCCCACTGAAAAATGGTGGACCCTGCCAATGTGGAAGAGGGAGAACTTCACGAACAAGTACTGCAATGCACTGATCAATCTTAATTACAAAAAGCAGTACTGTATTCTAGGATACAAGTGTCTGATGGAATGCATAGAGGAGGTTCACCATCTCTATGAAAACCCTGAGAATGACTTCTTGGTATTGGAGAATAGTATGTCAAAGGAGGATCTATGTGGGATCCTAGATGGTTTGAAGTTGAGTCGGATGAAGTGCTACGCAATGTCAGACTGCACTTGGGACCAACTTTATAAGTACTTCTTCTTGGTGTATAAGAGCACGGATGCCCATGAGGTCTGGAACTCTAGCGAGTCTGCTTATAGTACTCAGAGTATGACATCGTCGATGCCTGCGGTTGCCCCTGCGCCAACTCAGGAACAAACCGTTGAGACAGCTTAGTTCCGATAATCTGAGTCGCTTGCTCAGGAGTGATCTCTCCCTTCTCAATCTTACGCTTCAATGCAAGCATCTCAAAAAAGGTAGAATCAAGACGATCCTCTGCATGCATCTGAAAAAGGGAGGGGTAATTGAAATAGAGGACCTTATTTTCCTCCTGAAGCTTCTCTTCATATTGAACCTTATTTGCCTTCAAATGAGCCCACTTATCCTTAGAGGCATCCATGTTACGAACATGTGCCTGGAGCTGTGTGGCGGTAAGATCTTCATCATTGATTCCACGGGATCCGGCGATCACTTCGGCTTCAGTCAATTCACGAGTTGTTTGGGGCATATCTATACTCCGACCAGTGGCTTTAACTTTGTCATTAATGACGCGCATTCATCGTGAGTAGTCATTCCAGTCAAGATAATTTGACCCGTTCGAAAGACCTTTGCAATCCATTTGGTTTCGGGAAAGTAGATCTTCACTGCCGGATAGACTGCTGGTTCATACACTGTTGTAACTCCCTTTCCACGTAATGACGCATAAAGCGCATCACGAGATAGGTTCTTCGTATCCACCAGCTTTGTCTTGTAGTTCATCAACACTACACGACGGGTGTCCGACCACTCTCCTGAAAGTACGGCTCCAGGACAATGTTCCATGATGTGTCCGCGCAACCGCGTAGTCACATCTCGGTCATAAGACTCGTCTAGAACGCCCGTGATATGAAACACGCCGTTCTGGAAGATTTTAACAGTAATCTCTTTGCGAGGAAACTTACCATTGCCGTCTGACATGACGACAACCGTAATTGAATTATGTCCAAATCCTGTTGTGCGCTTAGGTGGGGTTGTCTTTGCCCTTCGCTTTATGAGGTCGCGCTTTGACGATCCCCTCTTCAGAACTCCCTGCTTTTCGATCTTGATGATTGAATCCGTAAGTGGGAGATCCTGAACTAATGTGTCTGTGTTGAGTCGAACTCCCATCGTGTATAATACGACCATTGTTGTGAGTGTTGGCTGATCCATTGGGTTCGACTGTGTAGACCCAATCGATTTCGTTTTTCCAGGCCTGAGACAGTGAAAATGGGAACTGTGTAATTAAAATACAGTCAAATTGTCGAATCGCTTTTCGCAATACAACTTCTTCATGTGGAGTCAACATCCACCCATCTAAGTACCCAAACCAAAGAACACCTGTTGTTTGGTGGGCGGTGATATCCAATACAGTATCCATCCATTTATCGAGGGGAAGAATAGATAAATCAAAACATCCAGAGGGTTTGGGGACTTTGTAAGTATAGACTGTCAACATACTTACCTTTGTATAAAAGTGTTTAAGCGTTACGATCAGCCGTATGAGGCCAGTTAATTGTGCTCTTCAATCCTGCTGCTTGTGCTGCCGTCAGACGACAGTTACAAGACCCAGCAAGAAGGGGCTTTTTACACGTCAAACAGCAGTTACTGTAATATCCATTGCCATATGTCTGACGAGCTGCCTGGATCTTGGACAATTCAGCATCTGCTGCAAGCTTATCGTTGAGTTCCGGAAGCTGAGAGGATGACAGGCACGGCATCGTATTCGTGATCTGCGAGGCCTTTGCATTAGATCTCTTTTCACCCTGTGCAACCGCCTGTCCTGCAGTGTATTCTGCATACATCGGGGCATCCTGAACTGTATGACCACCTCCGTGTAAGTATCGGGCTTCAGAACGAGTTGAGGGTGCATTCAAAACTAGAGCACATGCAGTGTTTGCCACACGAGTTTCAAGATTTCCAGAGGCGGCAAGACGGCGGACGATTTCAGTTTGGTGTCCCGCATCACGATGCGGACGTGTATCCGTGATCGTTACCATTCGCTGTTTCATACGTCCAAGATATTCGCTATAAGACGACATTTACTCTTATCCTTTAGGTAAAAAAGAAATGGAGCGGGTAAAACTTCGGATTCGAATTCCGAACATTTCTCATTGTGCTTGGAGCACTTGTATTGAACTAACAAAGACTAAGTACTGCTCGGAGTGTTTATACGCCCGGGTGTGTGAAGAGGTGTCGCCGACAACACTCTCGAGTAAGACCAAGGTCGTTCATAGCCCTCCCCTCGGCAGTGACAGTAGTCGTCCTCGTAAGGTATACTAAATCATCATTTTCCGCACGCCCATCAGCCTTGCGATATTTGGCAACAAGTCTAAGAAACTCCTTCCACTTTCCAGCAATAGGCAAATTACACGTGTAGCATCGAACGGGGATAGGAAAATCCATTGTGTCTCCTCTTATCTTGATGAACACGCTTCCGTTTTTCTTGTCTACCCGAAGAACAATGAAGTTCCCAAAGAAATGGCTCCTGGCAGCCCTTGTGATTGCCGTGATTGTTGCGTTTGCATATATTACAGTGACTCCTAACCGCCTTCAACAGAAGATTGATTCTGATGTTGCGAAGGTCAATGCTCGTTTTACACCGAGCGAATCCATCGACCTGTCTATGGCCATGAAGATTCTTACGCATGACCCGCCTCAGATGATGAATCCTCCTGAGGAAGTTCCACCCCTCCTCTTGTTTCCTCCATCAGCCGAGGACCTTGCGAAGTTGTCTGGCGAATAAGTAATGAGCACATTCAAAAAGTGGTTACTGATCGTGATCGTTACGATTGCATTGCTCCACACAGTTGGTGGTGGATTTGCAGATATGTTTGGATCTCCTTTCTTTAGCCCGGCCCACGGATGGAATGAGGGACTGATTTATATGTTACTGGCACTCGTGGTTGCTATCGCGGTAAAGTAGTGAGACTATTGACAGCTCGATGAGTAGCACGGAGGTTCTGATTTTCAGCTGTCAATGTATCAACCTGATAGTGTAATCTGCGGATCTGATCGTGAAGTGGAGCGGTTTCGCGATGATTTTCAGCTTTTAATGTATCAACCTGATGCTGTAATCTGCGGATCTCGTCGCGAAGTGGTCCGGTCTCACGAGCGATCCTTCTCTGATCCTGCATCTCTGCCTCGTTGAGATGAAAGAGGGCATCCCTCATCTTCTCCTTAGCAACCTTAATTGTATCCTGAACTGCTGACATTTTTGCTTACTGTCTATTTTTTATGGAAAGTCATTTCCATTTTACCACATAATCTCCATCTCCTGAACACTCCAAAACTCAGATGTATTATTAGGAAGCTGACGCCGTATGATATACGGCAACTTCCTCTGCGCAATTTCTAATTTGGCAACCGTCCACAGAAACATGGGGTCGGATGTCTTGAGTCCCTTAAGATCCACTAACGGCTTTGCACCCTCTGCAAGCTGTTGAGCGCGTGTAGCAATCAGGGCGGTGTACTCATACTTTGTAAAGAACGGCTGTGTAATCCTCGGTTGCTTGACCATCTCTGCTACCTCCTTTCGAAACACAGGCTTGACTTCGGGGTGGAGATCCATACTTACTCTTGTGTTGAAGTTCTTTTATCCGTTTTAACTAAATGCCTGTCCTACCTGCTCAACCTTCAGATATTACGCGCCTTGCACGTGTTGCTGCAACATATGTGACAGATCCGGAGAAAAAGTCACGCACATTCGTTGCACCCGTGAAATACGACATTGGACCTATTGCTAAGGCAGAGTTCTTTGGACGTGGAAGTGTCCTTGCTGTTCCTGCATGGAGGTCGCCTGCATTTGCTGGTGGGCGTATTTTCCTCAAGTAATCACAAATGCCTACTCTATCGGCGTCCGACTATACGAACTTTATTAAGATCCAGGCGGCGGCTCAGTCATACCGCAACGGCGCGATCCCAACGAAGATTCAGACAAGCGATCAGGTTGTCCCCACGCAGTCAATCCTGAACGCCCAGCTACTTGCGAGTCAGGCCGCTGCAATTATAACACCGGGCAAAGCAACTGTGAGGGCCGTTAATGGTGTTGTGCAACGTGTTCGCCCTTTTGTAGGAGTTGGATACGTAAACCAGCCAAATAGTTTATCGGCTATTTCTCAGTCTGGAACATTGAGTTCCGGAAAGACTCAGCAGTTGGGTGGTCTTCCGCTGACCGCTGCTAAATGGCCGGGTGTATATGCTCCAACACCTCAACTGGCTCGTATTGATACAAAGGTGACTGGTTAAGGCCCTCTGGCAGACTGCTTCCAGGTAGCATCACACACTGCACACTGATACATCCAAACCACATTTTTGGCATCTAACTTGATGCCTACAATGTTGGACTCCTTACCCTTGGTAGGGCACGTAATGTTCGGACACTTCATGTTCGCGAACCGAGGCAGTGTCGGATCGTGCTTAAGATACGGGTTAATTGAGTACTGAATTGAGGTATCTTGCAGTAGATCGTGATCGTACACCACGGGCGTGTCCCTGGTAATCTGCTCCTCGTAAGGACACTGTCGGCACTTGAGAAAGGCTGACCCATCTCGCTCTTCGATGCTGTACATCATATTATCGCATTGGGTACAGAACTTCATTGTGTAGTTAGGTCTCCTTGTCTTTAATGACTTCCATTTTTTACAAGGTGGCTCCGCGTTCAAAATGGAAAGTTTGCCACAAACTAATCGGCCCTATTTATCACAAGATGCTTAAGTCAAAGCTTTCAGATTTCCTCAATGGCACGGGGAAAGAAACCGATTTAGATAAGAAATCTCGCAAGTCCGAAAAGGGTAGTGGATTGGACACCCACAACGGTATGGAGGGAACATCGGGTTCCTGGCGAATTGCAGAAGACGATATGGATGAGTTCTACAAGCTGTATTGCGACTACCTTCGCAACCACGGACAGCTAAACCTGACCGAGAAGAGCACGACGATTGGACCCATGCGCATTGATCTTGATTTCAAGTATGCCGGAAAACTGGACGATCACTTGCACACGCAGGATCAGGTGGTCAACTTCATGAAGGCGTTCATGACCGAGGTCAAGAAGTTTCTGATTGTTCCCGGTAGTGTTGAGATCTATGTCTCTGAGAAGCCAGAGCCAACCTATTACCCTGCAGATCCGGCAAAGAACAAGCCCGACTATTCAAAGTCCGGCATTCACGTCGTGATTCCTGATCTCAAAACTAACCATTTTGTAGAAGAGGAGATTCGTAGGGTTCTACTCAAGCGGATGCCTGAGTTCTTTCCGGAACTTCCGCTTTCCGACAAATGGGAGAAGGTATACGATCCCTCTCCGCTGACTCACACATCTAACTGGACCCTGCTTGGATCCAGGAAGAAGGAGGGCACACCGTATCAGATCAAGTACATTCTGGACTGGGACCCGGAGACGAATGAGATGAGCATCGATGACAGTGTCCCGACACACGTTACACCCGATCTGCTCAAGAAGCTCACGATCCGCGCAAGCCCTTCCTCAGAGACGCAGATGACTGAGGAGGCAAACTCCAGATTCCAGAAGAAGAAGGAGCAGGAGGAGATCCGTGCATCTACAGGTGCTCAGCGTGGGCGTGCAACGGCTCGTGAGGAGGGTGAGAAGCGTGGATCCCGTGCATCCACTCCAGAGCGAAACACATACCGCCTGCCTCTTTCAGATGACATGGTTGGCTATTACCGCGATCACGTAATGAATCTTGCCTCCTTCAGGTATACGAGCTATGAGGACTGGATCAACACAGGTATCTGTCTCAAGAACATCCATCCAGATTCCCTGGAGACGGTCTTCTACGACTTCAGCGCCCAGTATGAGGATTATGACCCGCGCCTGGCACAATCCAAGTGGGATAGCTTTAGTTTCCGCACGAACGGTCCGGTTCTGTCAGAGCGTAGTCTCCGCATGTGGTCTCGCATGGACAACCCAGGTGAGTACGACAAGATTGAGATGAAGAACATCGAGGAGCTGGTGGAGGAGGCCACAAAGACGATGACGGAGCACGATATGGCTCGCGTGGTCTTTGCGATGTTCCGAGATGAATTCAAGTGCTCAGACTATGGTCAGAATGAATGGTATCGATTCGTAGGTCACGTGTGGCGCCTGACCAAGAAAGGAGTTGGTCTCCTTGCAAAGCTCTCCAGCGACGTCTGGAAGAAGTTTGTGGAGAAGGAGAATGCAATGGGACGCTTGAAGGAGGTTACGGAGCCGTGCTCTTGTGGTGGAAGCAAGAAGAAGGGTGAGGAGCCTGCCGAGCCCTGTGAGATGTGTAAGATTGAGAAGAAGAAGCAGAGGTATGTGGATGCCCAGAAGAAGCTGAAGACCACCGCATTCAAGAAGAACGTGATGGAGGAGTGTAGGTTATTGTTCTTGGATGAGGAGCTTGCCGTCAAGCTAGATACAAACAAGAACCTGATTGCCTTCAACAATGGGATCTTTGATACCTTGAACATGGAGTTCCGCGATGGCAAAGCTGAGGACTACCTGAGCTTCAGCACCGGTCTTGATTTCCACAAGGATCGCCACTATACGGAGTACGTGTGTTGGAATGAGCTCTGGAAGTTCCTGAGCAGTATCCTGCCTGATCCAGAGGTTCTGAACTACTTCATGGCTCACCTTGCAACCTGTATGGTGGGTGGCAATCCAGCACAGAAATTCCACATCCTGACGGGTTCTGGCTCCAACGGCAAGTCCATGTTGGTGATTCTGATGGCAACCTGTATGGGAACCTATGCATGCAAGGCTCCTATCACACTGATCACGCAAGATCGTGGTAAGGCAGGTGTTGCAAATCCCGAGCTGGTTCGTATGAAGGGCAAGCGTTTCGTGACCATGCAGGAGCCAGAGGAGGGAGCCAATATCAAGACGGGTCTCATGAAGGAGCTATCATCTTGCGAAAAGATCACTGCGCGTGATCTATTTGCTGGATCCAAGGAGATGGTAGATATTGAGATTCAGGCAAAGTACCACGTATCTTGCAATAACAAGCCAAAGGTGGATACACAGGATGGAGGCACATGGCGCCGTTTGCTAGTTGTGGACTTCCCGAACAAGTTCGTTCCGAATCCTACCGCTCCGAATGAACTGCCGGATGACAAGACCATTCAGATGAAGGTTGAGAGTGTGGAGTGGGCTGAGTGTATGATGAACTACCTGGTGACGATCTTCAAGGAGGGACATGGATTCAGGAAGCTCCCTGTTCCAGAGAAGGTGACCTTGAGTACCAGTGAGTACAAGAGTGAGACAGATGTTGTGGGTCGGTTCATCACGGAGTTTATTCACCCGCTGGAGGAGGGTGTCAAGACCGGAGAGTACGTCACCACTGGAATGATGAACCGCGAGTTCCAGAGGTGGAAGCAAGAGAACAACCTTACGCATGGCACAACGGTTGAGCTCAAGAAGAGGATTGAAACTACATACGGTCCACACCCTAAACACGGCTGGACTTCCTTCCAGTTCGGGCCCGCCTAGCCTGGTAGCGCTTAGAGCCCTTGCGACCACGGTAGGTCTTGCGACGACGAGCGCCATATGCGGGTGTCGGTGCAGGTACTGAACTCACAGGCTCAGGGGTAGCAGGAGTAGATGAAAACCAAGTGCGAGGATCCCAACCCATTTTAATAAAATCACGTTATTTTTTAATGAACGGCAAGTTGAATATCATTCTAGACATCGACAACACCCTACTCGAGTACATGGTCAAGGATGCCCCTTGGAAGGAACTCCCTGAAGAGGAGAAGAAGAAATATGATTTTTACCAGGGGTTTGTTCTGCGCCCCGAGCTGTGGGACTTTATGGCGTGGATGAAGAAGCTCGCAAAGACCGTGAACTTATGGACACTGTCTGACCGCGACTATGCAAATTGGGTGAAGGAGATCATTGAGGAGAGGATGGGTGATGGATTTATTACACACGTCTGGTGTGATGAAGATGACGAACAGGCGCAGGCGCATGCAAATCCTGCTAAGAAGATCCAGAAAAACCTGAATTGGATTTGGGATCA